GCTTCGGCCCCCTTTTCTCAATGTGATTGTGAGGGAAAGCAACCATGCGTCCTATTAGTTTTACAAGATCACAACCGGCGGCAGATGCGGACAGTATCGTTTCAGCCCAGTCGCTGAGCGTATCTGGAGCGATTACGTTGGATGGAGTGTTGGTATCGAACGGCGTAGCCGTGTTGACGGTACCGGCTGTCTTGACAGCAACTAACGCAGCCTCTTCTACCATCAACTTTGTGGTGACCGGTACGGGTCCTGCGGGGCAGTCTCAGGTTGAGACACTGGCTCTGACGGCTTCGGGTACGGTGACGGGTTCGCTGTCGTTTGCGACGGTGACCGGCATTACGTCAAGCGCAGCAGCGGCATCTACCATCAGCATCGGCAACGGTGTGTCTGGGTATACGTCGTGGATTCCGCTCGACATCTACACGCCGAACCAAGTGACCAACATCTCTGGTAAGACCAGCGGTACGGTCAACTACTCGGTTGAGTACACGAACGAAGATCCGTTTGATCTGAGCATCCAGCAGTTAGCGGTTCCGCACCCAAATGCGAGCCTGACAGCAGCGAGCGGCGATGAAACGCAATTTACGACCACGTTGATGCGAGCGGTGCGCTTGAAGATTAATTCGGGCAACGGCTCGGTTCGCTTCACAATCGTTCAGCAATCGACGGCCTGATAAATGGCTAACATCAAGATCACCGATCTTACGGCAGCGACTGCGCTTGGCGGGACTGAGCTGTTCGAATGCGTTCAGTCTTCCTCGTCAGTTAAGGCATCGGCTCAGCAAATCAAAACGTATGTTGGGAGTTCTCTTAACATCACGGGCGGTGTGCTTGGGTCGGTCACGATCAGCAACGGCGTAGGTAGCTTTAACTCGCTTTCGGTAACGGCGGGAGCAATTCCGTTTAACACCATTACGAATCGCGCTATTGGCCAGTTTGAATCTCACATTGATCAAACAGCCGCATCAGCTAACGTCGCTTACGTTGTGCAGATGAACAACGCAGCCGACTTTAACGCTGGAATTACGATTGCTTCCAGCACAAACGTTACGGTAGCTGCTGCGGGTGTTTACTCAATCAACGCCAGCATTCAGTTTGCAAACTCTGACAGTACTAACCACACATCGACGTTCTGGTTCACTAAAAACGGAACAAACATTCCAAACTCTGCATCCATTATTTCGGTGCCTAAGGTAGCGGATGGTGGTAAAACACTGGCTCAAGTGACTATCTTTGAGTCAATGACTGTTAGCAGTTACATACAGTTGGTTTGGTCTGCAAACAATATCGCTGTTAGTTTGGATTACTCGTCTGCAACCGTAACTGCTCCGGAAGTCCCCTCTGTTATCTTCAACATGCAGAGAATTAAGTGATGAAGATTCGCGGTAACTGGGAAGACTGGGAAGACTTTGAGAACTTTGCTAAGGGCGGTGGTGCGTTTAAAACTGGCGCTTGGCAACGCAAGGCTGGAAAGAATCCAGAAGGCGGTTTGAACGAAGCCGGTCGTCGCAGTGCGAAGCGTGAAGGGATGAACTTGAAGCCGCCGGTTAGCGCGAGCCAAGCAAAGAAATCTCCGAAAGCAGCGGCACGACGCAGATCGTTCTGTGCGAGGATGTCCGGAATGCCGGGTCCAATGAAAGATGACAAGGGCAGGCCGACGCGCAAAGCGTTGTCTCTCCGTAAATGGGATTGTTAAGAGGAAACCATCATGGGCGTTAAGTACGTTAAAGATTTTTCTTTCCCGTCTGCGGGTGGTTTCCACTCGGGCAGCGTTCAGCGTTATGCCAAAGGCGGTCATGTAACTAAGCTCCCGGCTAAGGCTAAGGATTCCGCCAAAGGAATGCCTGCTCGTGCCAAGCCGAATGCTCCTGCGCGTGGCGCTCCGAAGATGGAGTCCAAGCCTAAGGTCGGCAAGGGCCAAGGTTACGAGAAGGGCGGTTACGTTCCGGGCAAGGAAAAGGATGTTCTCCCGGTTAAGCGTCCTCCGGGTCGCGGCAAGGATCTGGCTCCGGCTCGTCGCTTCAAGGGCAAGTACGAGGGCTACGCTGAGGGTGGTCCGGTTGCAGAACTGGATGCTGGCCAGCCGGATTACGTGCCTCCTACTCGCATGAAAGATCCGGGTGATATTGGGTTTAGGGAATTTGCTCCGCGTGTATCGCCTATAAAATTAATGAGCATGGTCCCGGAAGAGTACGACAGACCGCAACTGCCGCCAGAACTGTTAAATCAAGTGTATGACGGATTGCCGCAAAGGTACGAGTCTGCTCCTCGCGAAGATATTGGTCAGCCCATCGGCGCTTTGACTCCGCTGCCGGAAGAGCCGTTTTATTCCCCGCAGGAACAGCGTGGTGCTGTTGGTAAATTGTTAATGCCGGAAGATCGCAGTATTTATGATAGGCCGCGTCGTGAACCAGTAGACCGCGTTGGCAACCGCCGCGCCATGATGGGCGACCGTCGTGACATGGTTATGCGTCCGGGTATGCGTGGCGTTGCTCGTCGCGAAGCTCCGATGCGTATGCGTGCTCCGGCTCCGGTTCGTCAGCCCGAAGTATTGCCGTTTGAGCTGCCTCCTGAGCAGCGGTTAGTTCCGGTCTTCAAAAAAGGCGGCGCAGTGAAGGGTGAGAAGATCGCCAAAGTGATGCGCGAGTACAAAGAGGGCAAGCTGCACTCAGGTTCCAAGAAGGGTCCTGTTGTGAAGAACCCGAAGCAAGCGATGGCGATTGCGCTGTCGGAAGCTCGCGCTGCGAAGAAGGCCGCTGGTGGCGAGATTTTCAGCGACGAGTACATGGCTTACGAGTCCAAGGGTCCAAAGACTCGCTACACCGCTGCTAAGGGTCGTCGTATGGCGAAAGAGCGTGCCATGGAGCGTCGTGCTTTGGATAAGGCGCGTCACGCTGAGAAGTATGCTCCGGGCTTAAGCTTGGATATGGAAGACGAGAGCACGGTGCCTACATACCAATCCCTTAAGCCCCGCAAAAAAGTCGAGATGCTCAAGTACGCTAAGGGCGGCAAGGTTAAACACTCTGATGTGAAGATGGACAAGGCCATGGTGAAGAAGGCTGTCCATAAGCACGAGCGTGCGATGCACCCCGGCAAGCCGATGACCAAGCTCAACAAGGGCGGCGTTCCTTCATACGGACGTAAAGCGATGTACGGCGGCGGTAAGTGCTAAAATAACTTCCGTGTAGTCAGAGGGGTCTGCTCGGTGCAGTAGACCATGGCGCAAGAGGGACCCTGATGGCGACTTCCGGTACAGTTTCGACAACTCAATTCACGACTAGGCAGGTCATTGACCATGCCTACAGGCGTTGTCGTTTGGGTGCGCAGCAGATCACCTCTGAGATGATCGACATTGCGAACGACCAGCTTTACCTGATTCTGGCTAACCTTGCTAACCGGGGCGTTCAGCTCTGGTGTATTGAGAAACTGATTATGCCGCTCTACGAGGGCAACAGCGCAGTGACGCTGCCCTTGGGTACGGTAGACGTTCTCAATACCAACCTGCGCACTCTGACTCAGGTAACGGGCACCGAGACGACTAGCTCAACCACGGTGACGATGGTAGTTGCTGGTGGAACGACGTTAACGACGGTGGGCATTCTGTGGAGTGCAACCTCGGTTCCGTTCGTTGTCGAGCAGTCTGCTGACGGCGTGACTTGGACATCGGTACCTCTTGAGCAATATCAATCAGCGTCTGCCCCGACTCAGGTCGCAGGCGAGTGGCTGTGGGTAGACTTTGTTTCCACAACCACGAACAACTATTTCCGCGTTCGTGCTACGAGCGGTACCTTATCGGCCACGGATGTCTATTTTGGGAACACGCCTACAGAAATCCCTATAGCGCGATTGAATCGTGATGACTATACGGCGCTGCCCAACAAGTACTTCCTTGGCCGACCTTTGCAGTTCTGGTTTGACCGTCAGTTAGACCAGCCGGTGATGCGTCTCTGGCCAGCACCCAATGCGGCTGCGACAACTCAGCAGATTGTTTTGTGGCGTCATCGCTACATTCAGGATGTCGGCACAATGACGCAGGAGCTGGATGTTCCGCAGCGTTGGTTCGATGCGATTGTTGCGATGCTGGCCTCTAAGCTTGCGGAAGAGACTCCGGAAGTGGATGCCAACTTGATGCCGATCTTAGAAGCCAAGGCTGAGAAGGCGCTGGCTCAGGCCGAGAACGAAGAGCGGGACAACAGTCCGATTTACTGGGCACCGCTTATTTCGCCGTATACGAGATAATCATGGGACTGTACCTAGATACTCGTGGACTGGCCTTTGTTGGAATCGGGATCTGCGACAGATGTTCGCGGAAATTTCCGATTGTTGAGTTGATGCCGGACCGTAACTATCCGGGGCTTCGGGTGTGCAGAGAGGATCTGGATGAACTAGATCCGTATCGTTTGCCAGCGCGACAGACTGAGCGCATTACGCTGCCGTTTGTCCGACCCGATGTTCCGATTGCGACTGACCCGGCTGGTTTGATTAGCGAAGACGGTAACACATTTGTTACTACTGAAAACTTTGATGACTACGTGGAGCCGTAAAAAGCATGTCAAACGTCCCCACAAATTTGATCCCCACACGGATCAGCCAGCTTCCCGAGGCTCCGGTTGCGGACCCGGCTGGTTATTTTCCAATTGTTATTTCTGGCACGACCTACAAGGTTCAGTTCAGTCAGATTCAAGGAAACATCGAAGTTCCGGCTTCGCGAATTATCAATGCGGGCACGGGGCTGACGGGGGGTGGTTCGCTTTCAGCGGACATTACGATTGCCGTAGCCAATGGTGGCATCGGTGATCAGCAGCTTGATACAACAGGTGTAAGCGCCGGGACGTATGGCGATGGGTCTAATGTTCCTGTCGTCACAGTCAACACGAAAGGTCGTGTCACTTCTTTAAGCACGGCCCCGCTGGTCATTAGCGGCTACGTTCCGGATTCGCGCCAAGTTGTTGCGGGTACTGGTTTGTCCGGAGGGGGAAACCTCAGTGCAGATCGCACACTGGCCATCAGCTTTTCAAGCGCCACCCCTCAGCCCTTAGGCTCGGCAACGGCTGGTACCGGCGTTAATGCAGCGCGTGATGATCACGTTCACCCGGCGGTGGACTTGTCGGATGCGACTGAGACGACTGGCGTTCTGCCGATGGGTCGTGGCGGCACAGGCGCAAATATGTCGCCGGTCGCTGGCGCTATTGTTATCAGCAACGGAACCAACTTTGATCTAACGACGGTCGGTTCAACAGGCCAAATTCTTTTAGCAGCAGGCACTTCTGCTCCGGTTTGGAGTAATGCCGCGTCGTTAACGGTTGATGCAGCGAGCCGATTGCTTGGTGGTTCAGCCAATCAAGTCGTTTATCAGTCCGGCACAAATGCCACGAGCTTTGTTATTGCTCCAGTTTCAGCCGATACGTTCTTGAAGTGGAACGGCTCCTCCTTTGAATGGGGTGCGATTGCGGGTGCTGGTACGGTCACAAGCGTTCAGGGATCTGGTGGTACGACTGGACTGACGGTCAGCGGTGGTCCGATTACCTCTGCTGGTACGTTGACGCTGGGTGGTACGCTTGCCATTAGCGCAGGTGGTACTGGTCTTGCGGGTACTCCGACGAATGGCCAGTTACTGATTGGCAACGGCAGCGGGTATACGCTTGCTTCGCTTACCGCTGGAACGGCTATTAGCGTCACGAACGCAACTGGCTCAATCAGCATTGCCAACACCGCTCCGGATCAAACGGTTACGTTGACTAATGGCACCGCCATCTCGGTCACGGGTACGTATCCAAGCTTCACGGTCACCAACACCGCTCCGGATCAGACGGTTACCCTGACAAGCGGAACTAACATTTCCGTAACCGGAACGTATCCAAGCTTCAGCATTGCAAACACTTCTACGGCAGATGTGGTTGGCCCTGCCGGTGCAACGAGCGGCGCAATCTCGCTGTTTGATGGTGGTACTGGCAAGTTACTCAAAAACTCTGTCATTACGATAAATGCCTCTGGCGTTATCAGCAACGTCAACACGCCGAATACCGGCACTGATGCTGCGAACAAACAGTATGTGGATGATCTTGCCAGCACGGGCCTTCACTACCACGAAGCTGTGGTGCTATCGACTTCGCCCGGATCTTCTCGTACCGACACGTACAACAACGGAACGGCTGGTGTTAGCGCCACGCTGACTTCTGTCGCTGCCGGTACGCTGGTCATTGACGGTACTGTTGCAACCTCGACGATCCGAGTGCTGATTCAAGACTGCTCTAATCCGATTGGTAACGGCGTGTATGTTGTTACAAATCCGGGCAGCACCGTTGCTCAGTACGTAATGACCCGCTCTTCGGATGCGGACACCTACATTGAGCAGTCAACAGTCGGTTTGGATGCGGGTAGCTACTTCTTCACGACTGGCGGCACAAATAACAAGGGCGCTGCTTGGGTTAACACCAATAGCGGAACCATCAGCTTCGGCTCGACGGCTATCACGTTCTCGCTCTTCAGCAACTCGCAGGTGTACACCGCTGGCAACGGGTTAAGCCTGACGGCGACGACGTTCTCGCTGGATACTCCGGTTGGCGTTCTGAATGGCGGTACGGGCCAGTCTTCGGCTCCGACCAACGGTCAGTTGTTGATCGGTAACGGCTCAAACTACACCCTAGCGTCTTTGACGGCGGGGTCTGGTGTTACGGTCACAAACGCAACCGGCAGCATTACGATTGCTGCGACGGGTACTGGCGGAACGGTTACGAGCATTGATGTCTCGGGCGGGATTACTGGGCTGACCTTTAGCGGCGGTCCGGTTACTAGCTCCGGCACGATTACGATGGCAGGAACGCTCGCCATCACCAACGGCGGTACGGGGGCTTCCACCCAGTCGGGTGCTAGAACTGCTCTCGGTTTGGGTACAATGGCCGTCCAAGATGCAAGCAGCGTTTCAATTACTGGCGGATCAATTGGAAGTGGCGTATTGGTCGATTTGACGAACGCTACCGGTACTATTAGCGGAGGCACCTACTAATGCCCACGATTCTATTAAAGAAAAGCGACACCGCGAGTGCGGTCCCGAGCACGGCTAACCTGACCAATCTGGCAGGTGGCGCAGAAGTCGCGGTCAATACCGCTGACAAGCGCATGTTCACGATGAACAGCAGCAGTGCTGTCGTGGAGCTGGGTACGAACCCCTCCAGCCTGACTTGCGCAGATGTGTCGGCTACGCTTATTAAAGCGGCAAGCGCCAACATCACAAACCTGTCTGCTGCTAGTGCAACGGTTACCACCGGCAACCTTAACTTCTCCAGCACCGCCCAGCGCATCACGGGCGACTTTAGCAATGCGACTCCTGCAAGCCGACTTGCATTTCAGTCCAGCACAAGCAATGGCAATACCAATGTAATGGTGCTGCCAAACGGAACCGGCACCGTTTCTGGTGTAGTCCTTGAGTCAAGTTCCGATTTGAACAGCAGTTCCAACACGCAGTTGTTGGTTATTAACGGATCAGACAGCCGTATCACTTCTGGTATTCGCGGCACCGGCACCTACCTCCCGATGACCTTCTACACCGGAGGCAGCGAGAGGGTCAGGATAGATACGTCGGGCAACGTCGGTATTGGGCGAGCGCCAAACTATCAACTTGACGTTTATCGCTCCGGTACGACAAACACAACGATCGCTGCTGCTAACGATAACATCGTCAACATTTTGCAAGTATCCGGCAACACGGCAGGCGTCGTCGGCACAATCACATCGCATCCGTTGATTTTTACGGCTGGCAACACCGAACGGATGCGCATTGACTCCTCCGGCAACGTCGGGATCGGCGGGACGGCTAACGCACAAGCAAGAGTTAATGTTACGGGAACGCTGCCAACAAGCATCAATCGCAGCCGAAGTTTCTTTGTAGATGCAACTATTCCGAGCGGAACGACCACAAACGCCATCAACTTTTATTCACTTCCGTCAACGGAAAACGCGTCATTTACGCTTACTGACCTTTATCATTTTTTTGCCGTTCAAGGAACCAAGGGCGCTAGTTCTACAATAACCAATCAATATGGTTTCAGCGCAGACAGCAGCCTCACCGGAGCCACCAACAACTTCGGCTTCTACAGCAACATCGCCTCTGGCTCTAACCGCTGGAACTTCTATGCAGCGGGGACGGCGCGGAACTACTTTGCTGGTGGCGTGGAAGATGCGGCGGGAAATTTACGAGCCATTCCGCGCACGGGATCTGCCAAGACCACTTCATACACGCTGGCGACGACCGACGTTGGTCAGTTTGTTGAAGTCGGCAGCGGCGGCAGTGTCACGGTGCCAAACAGCACGTTCGCTACGGGTGATGTCGTCTCCATCTTCAACAACACCAGTGGCAACGTCACTCTAACGATGAGCATTACGACGGCCTACATTGGCGGCACCGACGCAGATAAAAACACGATCACGCTCGCCACTCGCGGCGTTGCGACGATCTTGTTCATCAGCGGCACAGTGTGCGTGGTCAACGGAAACGTGAGCTAAGTTATGTCGGGAATAATGCAACTGTTGGCGGCTACTACAGGAGGCCCAACAGCGCCACCGTCTGTTGAATACCTTGTCGTCGCCGGTGGTGGCGCTGGCGGTTATTCGTATCAAGTATATGAATACATCTCGCACATTTCAGCATACCTTCACCTTGCCCGAGCCGCCGGTGGTGGCGGTGCAGGTGGTTATAGAACAGCAACGGGCCTTGCTATTGCAAAAGGCACCACCTATACCGTGACAGTCGGTGGTGGCGGCGCTGCTGCATATTCGCCAACAAAGGGGTCTAGTTCGACATTTTCCACCATCACTTCGGATGGTGGTGGTGTTGGCGATGGCCCCGGAACTTCTGGATCTCCACCCACAAAGGATGGCGCGTCGGGCGGTGGCGGACAGTACTTGATTGACCGAGATATATTCTGCAATTTCCAAGGTAATTTGAATCTTGGTGGCGGAACAGGTATCAGCGGACAAGGCAATAACGGCGCTGGCGGACAGACTGGAGCCGGTGGCGGTGGTGGCGGAAAAGGGTCTGTTGGATCAGGAGTCAACGGCGGTTCTGGCGCTTCATTTGCTAGTGGATACTATGCTGGCGGCGGTGGCGGTGGTGCCATCGCTAATGAAGGCGTAAGCCCCGGCTATGGTTCAGACGGTGGTGGCGCTGGCGCAATCGGCGAGGCTGCTGGATCGTCTGCTAGTACTAATAGCGGAAGTGGTGGTGGTGGCGGTGGCGCGAAGCAATGTACCTATGGCGACACAGCAAGCACAGGAAACGTAGGCGGTAACGGCGGATCAGGTCGGGTGATTATTCGCTATCCAATTGCTTATGAACCCGCAGCGTCTACAACCGGCTCCCCGACTTACTCAACCGATGGCGTTTACAGGATGTACACCTTTAACGGCTCTGGATCAATTACTTGGTGATGTATGGCTCACTTCGCAAAGTTAGACGAAAATAATGTAGTTATTGAGGTTGTTGTCGTTAGCAACGAAGTCATTGGCGACCTTCCGTTTCCTCAGTCTGAACCTGTAGGAATCGAATTCTTACATTCGCTGTACGGAGATAACGCCGTATGGAAGCAAACTTCGTACAACGGCAATTTCCGAGGGAGATATGCAGGAATTGGATTTATTTACGATCCTGCAACAGCAAAGTTTGTAGACCCAAATGAGCCGAAGTTTAAATACTCGGATGGCTTTGATGCGGTGACGCCGTAATGGTTTTCGATAAGCGATTAAAAATTGCGTTTGTGCTTCCGACAAAGACCGGATCAACCGCCCTGCGTTGCTATCTCAGGCAGTACGGTTTTTTCCGTTTGAAGGAAAAGCATGAAACGGTCGATAAGCTCATCGAACTTTACCCTAACTTGTCTGAGTACAAGATCTACGGGTTTTTGCGAAACCCGCTTGAGCGTTTTGAAAGCACGATCCTGTACTCAAAACAAAACCGAATTTTTTCAAGCGTTGTGGCATCTCGACTTGTTGAACACGGTATTGATAAGTCGCTAGAAGAAATTAGTTACGACGAAATTATTGATAACTTTGCCAAAGTGTACGACCAAAACTGGGCGCTGTTCCGTCCACAAGTAGACTGGCTGAAGCATCCGTTGGTAACTGCATTGGACTACCACAACATGCAGGCGGAATTAAATCGCGTGGTTGCTACGTTTGATGAGCCGATGCCCGTTATGAATCAGTCGAGCGACTTTGGCAAAAGTGTGATTACCGACAAGGTAATTAACTTTGTTCGCAATTACTACGCCGCTGACTATCAATTCGCCAAAGACGTACTTGGCAAGGAGTATTAAATGACTACGTTTAAATGGTCTGTTCGTCAGATCGAATGCTTATCTCAGGATGGCCTTGATAACGTCGTGGTCACGGTCTGCTTTGACATCGACGCTGACGAGAACGGCCTGAAGGGCTTTGTGCAGGGCGACACCAAGTTGCTACCGCCGGACGCCGCCAACTTCACCGACCTTGCCAGCATTACCGAAGATCAGGTCATTCAATGGACCAAAGATGCACTCGGCGCTGATGGCGTAGCGCGTTTTGAAGGTATGGCGCAGCAGCAGATCGACAACCAGAAAGTCGCGCAGCCGAAGGTCGTTCCGCTTCCTTGGGTTCCGGTTCCTGATCCGGAGCCGGTGCTTGAAGTTGCAACTGATTCGGAACCGTAAGGATGGAAATGCAGGCCTTGTTTAACATCGTTGTCGGTGTAGCCGCGTTCTTTGGTGGATGGTCGCTTAATCAGATCACCCGCAGCATTGAGCGTTTGGACAAAGACGTTCGCAATATGCCGCTTAACTATGTTACTCAGACAACCTATCAGAGAGACATTGACGACATTAAAAACATGCTCGGCAAGATCTTCGACAAGCTGGATGAGAAGGTAGACAAATGAACATGCAGAAGATTGTGGATATGCTGTTCCCAGTTCTGCTGGCCGCTGTCGGCTGGCTGCTTACGGAAATCACATCATTCAACAATCGTCTGATCGCTATTGAGGGCAAGATGCCCGCCCTGATTACGCCAGAGGGCGTACCAACGGACAGCCCAATCAGCGCCGCTAATCGCCAGAAACAGAAAGAAGAACTGCTAGATAAGATTTACGACCTGCAACTGCGGGTCAAATTGCTTGAGGAACGCAACAAATGATGACGATGGTTAGCACGTTCCTGTCATTCCTCGCAGGTGGACTGCCCAAGATTCTTGAGATCTTCCAAGATCGTCAGGATAAGAAGCATGAACTCGCCCTTGTTGCTGCTCAGAAGGAGCGTGAATTAGCTCTGGCTGAACGAGGCTTCATTGCTCAAGCTCGGGTCGAAGAAATCAAGCTGGAGCAAGTTCAGGTGCAGTCCGCAGCCGAAGAGCGCGTAGCTCTGTATCAGCACGACATGGAAATCGGCAAAGGCGCATCGCAGTGGATGATCAATCTACGGGCTTCGGTTCGTCCGGTCGTCACCTACATCTTCGTGCTGGAGCTGGTAGCCATCAACATCGCTGGTGTGTGGTACGCCTACAACACGGGTGTGCCGTTTGCGGCTGCGATGGCTGAAGTGTTCTCGGATGACGAGATGCTGATCCTGTCTTCGATCATCGCCTTCTGGTTTGGTACCCAAGCATTCGGCAAGAAGTGAAAGTCTCCAAGGCCGCCATCGACATGATCAAACACCATGAGGGTGTCCGGACTAAGCCTTATCGCTGTCCGGCCCTGCTATGGACGGTCGGGGTCGGCCACGTTATAGACCCGGCTCACGCTGCGGTGAAGTATGAGGAACGCAAGAGTCTACCGATACCCGCAGGCTGGGATCGGACTCTCTCAATGGACGAGGTGGACCAGATACTTGCTCAAGACCTTGGCCGGTTTGAGCGTGGTGTGGTTCGACTTTGCCCTGCTGCTGTTGGCCGTCAGGGAATCTTTGATGCTCTCGTATCTTTTGCCTTCAACGTGGGCCTCGGCAATCTCCAGCGTTCTTCCCTTCGGATGAAGACCAACCGGGGGGGGTTTGAAGAGGCGGCGGAAGAGTTCATGAAGTGGACCAAGGCAGGGGGTCGGGTACTTCCCGGTCTTATCAAGCGCCGTCTGGACGAGCAGAGGCTATATTTGTCTTAATTAGGGTATAATCGTGCCCAAATAGTCTTGCCCGACTGGTAAGACGCGGGACTAAGGAGAGGTGTATGCCTGCGTCGATGACATTTACCAGTTTGCAAGTGGACATCCGGAACTACCTTGAAAGAGGTGGTGCGACGGACCCTATTGTTTATGAGCAGATCCCCCGGCTGATCACCCTGGCCGAGCGCCGGATTGCGCGTGAACTGAAGATTCAGGGTTTCCAGACGGTGGTCAATACCACCATGCAGTCTGGGGTAGCGGTCTATCCAAAGCCGGATCGCTGGCGCGACACCATCAGCATCAACTTTGGCACCGGGACGAACAACAACGTCCACACGCCGGTCTTCCCGCGATCTTACGAATACGTCCGTAGCTACTGGCCGAATGAGACAACGACCGGTCAGCCGCTGTTTTACGCCGATTACGATTACAAGCACTGGATCTTCGTGCCGACCCCGGCTGCGGATTACCCGATGGAGATTCTGTACTACGAACTGCCGCCGCTGTTGGACGACACGAACCAGACCAACTGGCTGACCGAGTTTGCGCCGAACCTGTTGCTGTACGGGTCGCTGGTGGAAGCCACGCCGTTTGTGAAGGACGATCAGCGCGTTCAGTTGTGGCAGACCTACTACGACCGGTCGCTGGCTGCGCTCAATGGCGAAGACCTCCAGAAGATCGTTGATCGGTCCACGAATCGCCGGGAGGCATAAGTGACTACTTATACAAATACCTTCGGTGGAACGAACATCTACCCGAGCGATGTCTCGTACCGCTATGTATCGCTGACGATTAGTCAGGTTTTGGACTGGCCGCTTGAGGCTGCTCCGAGCACTGATGTCGTTGCGAAGATCATGGACGTTAATGCGACGACGACCAGCCTTGTCATCACGATGCCGGATGCGACTGAAGCCGGTACGGGTGAGACGGTCCTCTTTAACAACGTCGGCGCTAATACGTTCACGGTTGTGACCGCAACTGGCACCGTCATTTGCGCTCCGCAATCAGGCACGACGTTTCAGATTTATCTGACCGATAACAGCACGGTTTCTGGTACGTGGCGTTCGTTCCAATACGGAGCTTCAGCTTCGTCCACTAATGCCGCTGCACTGGCTGGCCTTGGCATCAAGGCAATTGCGACGACTCTCAACCAGTCGATGCCGGTTACGAGCTTCAGCACCAACTACACCACCGGTACGAGCGATCGCGCCAAGGTTCTAGTTTGGACCGGCGGTGGTGGCACGCTGTCGTTCGATGGTGCTCCGACCTTAGGCAGCGATTGGTTCGTTAATGTTCGCAATAGCGGTACTGGCGATCTGACGCTGGACCCCAGCAGTTCAGAGTTGATCAACGGCGCAAGCACGCTTGTATTGTCTCCGGGTGATAGCGCCATCGTTGTTACTAACGGCGTTCAGTTCTGGACGATTGGGTTTGGTCAGTCTGCTGTCTACGCATTCAGCCTGCTTCAGATTGATATCTCTGGAAGCGGTAACTATACCCTGTCGGTTGCGGAGCTGAATAAGACTGCTTATATCTTTACGGGTACGCTGACCGGAAGTCGAGACGTTATTGTTCCTACCACGGTTCAACAGTACTGGGTTAGTAATCAAACGTCTGGTTCTTACACGCTGGGCATCAGAACAGCCGGTCAATCAAGCCCCGGCGTTACTGTTTCTAGCGCAGCCAGAGCCATCTTGTATTGCGACGGCACGAATG